CGCGCTTGTTCCGTGCTTGAAAGTCATACTCACCTCTCTATGCGGGGGCTAATTCGATGATCCATTCCCCGCCGACGTGTTGATACGTCTTGCCCGCATAAGTCGTCTCTACATAGGAAAACAGTCTGCTGCGACGCATTCGCCAGAACGAGAACCCCGTTACCGTCAGTGTTGCGTCCGTCAGCAAGGCGTCTATCCGGTTCATGGCCGCTCGGCAATGCGTTTCGGCGTCCAACCCGTCATCTACCACCTTGATTTGATAGCGATAGACGGTGCTGACTCGCCTAGTGAAAGTATAGTCGTCGTTTCCGCTCACCAATTGGATCAGCACGAACGGATAGGCTGCCTGTTTCTCTGGCGCAATGCCCGTATAAACCGCCGTCACCAACGCCATCAGCGTCGTATCGCCCGTTAGCTTGGCATATAGCGCTTCCTCCAGCGTGGCCATCAGATTCGCCCCAGCGCATCGCTTACGCCGACCTTGATCTGGTTCCCGTACTTTTTGCGGGCAGCGTCAGCGGCGGGGCGCAGGTAGGGACGCTCCGTTGCTGGGCCGCGCATCCCATATTCCCACATCTGCTGTCCCTCTTGCCCCTCGGCAGGAATGTCCCAGGTGGTCTTGTCCACTTGTTCTTCGCGCACGCTATTGATGAGATCGGCGGTCAAGACAGCGGGCGCCTCGCCGGGAGCAGACGCCTGGTGATCGCGCCCCTCAATATGATAGACGATGCCATGTTTGGGGGCCTGCATCTGTTCCCAAATGTCTTCCCGAATGCTCACGGCGGCCTCATGTACCGTCTTGGCAACCCCGTTCTCAATAGCCGCCGCTGCGATAGCCGTCTTGTTGATTGCGGTGACGATAGCAAATCTCATGTGGCCGGAACCTTCTGGCATATTACTCGCAACGCCGCCTGCCAACTCTTGTTACGATGAATCGCCATAACCTGATATTCCTCGCTGTCCACCGTAAGACGATCATCCTTTTCTATATCTGCGTCATAAGGCAATCGGATCACCCAACTCGATGTATTGATGATCTGCCCCGCATTGTTGGTTTCCAGCGGCATATTCCACAGCGCTGTCGTTGCCACATTGCACGCATAGGTGACAGTAGATTCGCTTTCAGTGAACCCGCCCGCGCCGTTGGAGGTCAACACCTTGCGGTAACGGGTGGCCGTCTTGTCGAACAGCGCCTCGGACGCCGATTGTAGCCTGGTCAACTCGCCCGCGCTCACGGCGCGCATCAGAATGTATCCTCCGTCAACTTGGTGGGTAAGTAAGGATCGTTATATGTGACTGTTTCGCGTTCCACGTTGTACGCCGCGTCGTAGATCAACGCTTCGGAAATCGCCTGCGCCAACATGCGTTGCGCCATTGAATACTGTTGCGAACGATCCATCTTGCCCGCTTCGTTTTCGATGTTATAGTCCCCGCTCACCTCGGCGCACACGGCCCGCCAAATCTCGCGGCGTCCCAATGTGCGCAACTTGAGCAGGTTGGCTGCTCCGGTAATGGCCGCAATGTCGTCCTCGCCATAGCACAACAAGGTCTCGTTCAACGCCTCAGCCACCTGGTTCGTGGAGACCGTCCACCCCAGGCTGGTTGCTACTGCGCCGATGGCGTAGAGCAGGTATTGCTTGAACGATGTCTCGCTATAGCTCGTCGGAGCGGCCATCTCACTCCCTACGCCCAGGGCGGCGTCCTTGTTTCATGGATTCGGCCATCATGTCCAGCAGGTGCGCCGCCGCCTCCAGCGCGAACAATTCGCGGATCGCCGGGTCGCGGTGGTCTCGCCCGATCTCGTCCAAGAGCGTCACCGGCAACTCGCGTTCGCGGATGATCGTCTTGGCGGCAGTTTTGATCCGCTCGATAGCCTCGGCCCGGCGTCTGGCCCACGCTGAAAGGTTCATTTTACTTCCCCGCGAACCAGATCAGGTTGGCAACCGTTACCCCATCGGGCACGTTCACCGTAAAGCTGACCGTATCCGAGATCGCCACATTCACCGGCACAGTGATACTGTCCCCATAGGGTTCCAGCATCACGAACAGCGGCGTGTCGCCCAGGTTGTGCGTGATGGTCATGGCGTCCGTCACCGAGGCCGCCACGCCATAGCGCAGCGCGGTAAACGTGTCGCCCAAGATCATTGAGGTTGTCGTGATCGGGCCGGTGAAGCCAGCCGCGCTAACGGCGTCGGTGTAAGTGCCCGTATTGGCAATCAGGCCATCCGCCGTCAGGTTGCCCGTGGCGGTGAGGTCGTCCATCGTAAAGTCATAGCCCGTTGCGTCCACGTTCGATTGCAGCGTTGTCCCGCCGCTCTGCACCGTCAGTTGTTTCGTCACCACATGACTGAACGGCTGCGTGGGCAACCCCGCCATCGCTATGTCTGCAATAGGGCGATTCTGTTGCGCGATCAGCCATCCGACACAAACGTAAAGCCCGACGATGGCTACCGCGATTACAGTGAAAACTCGTTTGCTCATGGCTTACTCCTTATGGGGCGAGTCGCCCCGCCCCATATGCTATTAGATCGCCAACGGCGCGTCGTAGCCAGCGGGAATCGAATACGAACTACCGCCGACATAGTACACCGCCGCGCCGATGCGGTTAGCGCAACCGAACCCCGCGTAGCGGATCATCTGCTTGAGCTGAATGCTCTGCCCGTCCACCATGAAGGATTCGGGGAAGAAGCCCTGCAACTCAGGGGCGGGATACTCGCGCATCTTGAGCACCGGCCCAGTACCGCGACAATGCGCCAGCATGTGCGTCGAGGGCAAGGCGCGCCACTCGACGATCCAGCACTTGTCCACGTAGCCCAGCACCTCGTCGCCCAGCCCGCGATCAACCGGCGCGTTCAACCGCTCGGTCGCAATGCCGTAGCGGATCGCCGGATCGTCCACCGGCGTGTAGTTGGTCAACGCCTCAATGGTAGTCGTCAACGCCGTAGGCACATAGACCACAATCGGCCCCTGGTTCGAGGGATGCTCCATCAATTCGTCGTAGATGGTCGGGAAGGGGTTGTAGGTGTCGCTGATGGCGTTGGCCTGATAGAGATAATGGTTGTCGGTCGCCGTCGAGCCGCCTACCAGAACGTAGGTTACGGTATCGCCGTTGGCCAGCGGTTCGATGGTGATGCTGCCCAGGCCCTTGTAGCCGCCGCCCGCCGAACGATCCACGAACGTCCAGGCGACGTTATCGAACACAGAGGCCAGCAAGTGCCGACGAATCCAGTCCTGGTCGCGCTTGAACGCCTCCACCGTCATGCGGTTGGTTTCCTCGACGGTGATGAGCGCCCGCGCTACGCGGTTATCGCCCCAGGCCGTCGCGCCGCCCTGAATCGGGTAGGCGACGTTGTAGTAGCCCGCCTCGGTGACGGGCAGGGCGTTGCCCCACTCGTCCATCGGCTGCAACGTGCCCGTGCCGGGGAGTTCGTACTGTTCCTTCGCAACCGTGGTGCGCTCGACGAACTCGGCCATCAGCGCGTTCACGTTGCGCGTATATTCCGCCGCGCTCTCTTGAATGGCGCGGTACACTCGCTCTACGCCCACTTCCGAAACGCGGGTCGCGTAGAGGTTTTGCAGATCAACAAACCCATAGGCCAGTGTGTTAGCCATTGTTACCAACTCCCGTCGAAGTCAACCAAGAGCAGTTTGTCGGCGGTGGTATAGCCCCAGCCGGGAACGACGCGCCCGATGCACTGGCTGGTCGTGCCAGCCGCCGTGCCGATATGCCCATCGGTGTTCGACACATACAGGGCCGCGTCCCAATTCAGGCTAGAGAGCGCCTCGCCCACGTCCAAGATGCCGCGCTTGAGCACCGTCACCGATGCCCCCGCAAAATCGGCGGTGTTGATTAGAATGCCAGCCGCGCGCGCCTCGGCGGCGCTGGTGGCGTTGGCATAAGTCACCTGCCCCGACCCGGTGGCGAGCCGCACCAACGAACCCGCGCTCATCGCGGCGTCGGCGGGCAGCGGGGGGTACTTCTCCCAGCACAACACCAATTTCACATCGCTGCCAGTAATCGTAATGTCAGCCATTTGTCATGTCCTTGCTATAAACTGTGTGGACGCCAAGCCTGCTTGCGCTTTTCGTCCGACGTGAGACCTTGCCCGTCGGGTTTGGGCGTCGGCTTGATCGCATCCCCTGCCGCTACGCTCTTGAGCATTTTCAAGAGATCGTCGGCGTCAGCCTCCAATTCCTCTTTCGTCGTCCCCTGCAATCGTTTCGCCAGTTCGGGCGGCAACTTCTTGGCGGCGATTACCTCGGATCGCAAGGCGCGCAATTCCAATTCCGCTGCCTTGCGGTTGGCGGCCTCGGTCTCTTTCGCGTTCTTCTCCGCCAACTCTTTCCACTGTTGCTGCTCCGCAAGACGCGCCTTCTCAGCATCGGCTTGGGCGGCGGCGGCTTGGGCGGCGAGCTTTTCTTGCTCGGCCTTGTACTTTTTCAATTCCGCCAGTTCCGCGTTCACCTGCTTGAATCGCTCGTAGGGCACGGGCTTGGGGGTCTCGGTGTTTTGCGTCTCCGCAGACGGCGTTTGCCCTTCCAACTGCGTCTTGTCCTGTTCCTGTTCCGAACCAGCCATGCGTCTCCTTCGTGTTTTACGTGCTACGCCACGCGAGAATTACTTGCGGCGTCTTCGCCTGCCTTTGGCAGATAGTTTGGCCATCTTTGCCGAACCGTACTTGCGGCGTCCGATCCAGGCTGCCAGCGCGCCGGGGTTTTTCGCGCCCTTGCGCGCCAGTTTGCCTTTCAGGGCTGCAAATCGCTTGCCGCTGCCCAGTTTCGCTTTTCTGGCCATCTGTCCACCTCAACAAAAAACACGGGGATAGAGTTTAACTCTATCCCCGTGTCTCTGCGTTCCTGGGAATGTCCCCCGCTATGGTGGGCGGGGCCGATTCACTATGCGGTTAGACTTTTCCTATCCGATTATACCGCAATCCGCATGATATGTCAATAGACACATCATTTGTCGCCGGGGCGCTCGATGTCGCCCAGCGCCGTGACCGTCCAGTCAAAGATGTTGCCGATGGTGAGCAGAATCATATAGCGCCCCGGCTTGAGGGCCATGATCCGCCGCGCCAGCTTCATCACCCATTCTGGCATTCAGTCCTCGCTCTCAAACTCGCCCGCAACCGCCTGGTAGAGATGCTTGAGATGCGTGCAAACTTTGCGAAGCGGCATTCCCGCCCGCAACATCTCACAACCCACGCGATAGAACACGTCGCGGTGCGCGGCGCTCCACCAGTTGCCGCCCTCCGGCACGTCGTTATCTACGCAATCCTCCAGAGCGGCGTCATCGGCATCACTGATTGTTTTCATCCTTTGTTCCCCTCGCCAATCAATAACCACACCGGCTGCTGACGCTCGAACCAGCGGTTCAACGCCGCCGTCTCGCCGTCGTGCTTGCGGTCATCCTCGAAGGCTTCTTGATCCGTCATCATGCGCGGCTTTAACTTGCCGTTGCGCCACTCGAACGATAGTTTGCGGCGCGGCATAATGCCTCTCACTGCGCCAACACCTTAAACCGCTCAGCTAATAGATCGCTCTCGCCTCTGGCGATAATGACGGCTTCCGTGTTTTCTCCACTCCAGCGCTCCACCTTGTCTACCGAAAATCGCTTGGATGTGACGGGTAGTCCAAGAGCAATGTATTCCGATGCGGCGCGGGCTGCACTCTCGGCGTCGTTGGCTACAACCAGTAATACCCACCACGGGTGATAACTGTCTGGGCGCTTGCCCTCTACAATCCAAACACTATCTTTCATAGCAGAAAGATCAAAAGTGTGAGCAACAGTCCCATTAAATGCCATCTCTTTTGCTCCTTATAGAATTACCATCCACAGCGCGATAGGCAATAACACCCGCGTCTCTCGGACGCGCGCCATCGTCCAAGAAGCGACGATCCACAACAGCACGCACCAACGCGACGGCTCGTGACCCAGCGCAACTGCCGCCATCCCCCCTATCGTCCAGACCACAGCCCATAAGGGGGCGGCGTCCAGATTGGTAAAGGCGGCCTTGAGATCGGGCCAATTGTAGGCTTTCCACGTCCAGCGGGCGCAATACGACGCGCCCTTGCCCTGAATCAGCCGCGCCGCCGCCCAGCCGACGCACCCCGCGACCCCGGCCAGGCCGTTGCCGCCCAATAGCGTCACAGCGGGGGCGAACAGCGCCGTCTCTTTGCTCAAGCCCCACAGAAAGGCGCCCGCTGCTGCGCCCCAATAGCCGCCGTGCAGACAGGCCAACACGCCCAATAACTCGGCGTAGTGCTCCCAGTAATCATACTCGAAGGTCGTGGCAATCAGTATGCCCAAGAACGCCGCCGCTGTCAAGCCATAGACGGATTGCGCCCACCACAACGTCGCGCCCAACATCGCCGTTCGCAGGGTCAGGTAAGCCCACAGCCGCGCTTTGATGGGCAGCCAGCCGATCAACCAGGGCATCAGCACGCGCGTGCGCGCGGGGGCGGGCGAGCGGCGTTCTAGCGTCATGCGCAGCGAGCCGAACCCGTTGTATTCCGTCGCCATGTTGTTCAGGCTGACGCGCCATTCGAGCAATGACAGGCCCAGGGCGAGAAAGAGAATCATCATCGTTCCTTCAAGATTCTCTCGGCGGCGGGAGATTTCGCGTCCTTGCCGTAGGATTTCATCAGATAGAGCAAGTCCACCGGCTTGTTGTGGCTGCACGGCGCGCACAAGGCGGCATAGACCTCGAACCCTGCATCTCTGGCCCGGTCGCAGAACGACAAGTCCTCGCTGTTGGTGCGCAGCCCGTCCTCG